GTCTAGTAACAGAAACATACAAAATGAAACAAATACTAAAACTGGTGTATTTCAAATTGGTAGAGAAGAAATAACAGAATTACTTAATTACTATGGAAATATAGCTAAAGCACAAAACCCTGATTTTAAAATGCCTAAGTCATTAGAGGCAGCATACACACATAAAGATGCAGGTAAATTATCTTTAGATGCTCAACGTGCATTAGCATTAACTAAACTAATGATGAACCCTGAAGCCCAAGCATACATATTAAAAGGTGCTAGAGGTGATAAGGATGCGCTAACAGAGTTATATACAAAATATTATAACCCGCCAGAGGTTATAGACAATTCTGCACGAATAGCTGAAATTAATGCTAGACGCGTTGAAATAGAAGAAGAAATGAAAAATGTAGATGTTGGTATTAAAAACTTTGCAGAATCAGGTGGTTTATTTAATGCTGACCCTAAAGAATTTAAAAATCTTGATTTTGAAAACAGAACAATGGACATGTTTTTAAATGAATTAGATGAATTAACATTAGAAATGGATGCTCTAACAGGCGTAAATAGGGATACAGACGCTTTTAATGCACGTGTAGATGAATACATGGGTGCGTGGAATACTCTTAAATATGAGTATGAATTGCCACAATTAGCAACATGGGGTGGTGACATACTAACACCTGATGAAGATGATTGGGCTATTACTAAATTTATGAAAGACAGTTGGGCAGGCCGTAAGTTTGTTAAATATACAGGCGGTGCAGGTGATAAAAACGTATTTGGCGCAGGATATTCAATGTCCACAATGGGTCTAATACAAGCATATCACACAGCAGTTACAGAAGATGGTGTAGACCCGCAAGCAGCATATGAACAAATATTTATGCACCAAGCACAAAACTTTCCACAAGAAATAATACAAAGTGCCATAACACTAACAGCCGATCTACCTATGATGGGTCTAGGGTTTGTAACAGGTGCAGGCACAGGAATGGCATTAACAGGTGCTACAGGAGGTGCAGCAGCGCCCGCAACACCTTTTATTGCATTAGGGTTTTCTTTTGGATTACCTGAAACAGTACGTGATGTGTATATGCGTGCAATGTTAAATGGTGAGGTAAATGATTTTGATGAATTGTTAGATGAAATTATGCGTGTTCAATCGCTAAAAACATTTGGTAAATATACAACAGTTGGTGCAGCTACATATGGTACAGGTAAAGCTATTAAAGCAGTAGGAGGTGGACGTAAAACACAAATGGCAGGTGAAGTTGGTACATTAGTTACCTTATCATCTGTATTAGAAGGTCAAGTACCTACTAGAAAAGATTTTGCCCATGCTGCTGTATTAATTTTTGGATTACACGGTGCAGCAGGTGGTATTAACAAATTGTATCATGTGTACAAAAAATATGGCGTACATCCACGTGATATGCAAACATTGTCCCAAAGAAGGGAAGATGTAAAAACTGATTTATTAGACCCTGATGTTATAGAGCCAAGAGCATTAGCAGAGTTAAACGAAGCATTTATTGCAGGCTTAGAAAAAGAAGCAGGCATTAAACTTGTAGAACCACCTAAATTTGAGCCAAATACTAAAGTTGCTATAGAACCGTCTGGTTCACGTGAAGCTACTGTATTAAACAGACAAGAAATTAATGGTGAGGTTATTTTAGAAGTTAAGCTAGATAACGGTGAAATTGTACATGTAAAAGAAATAGATGTACGTGCGCCAATGGAAGTAACTAATGAAGTCATAAATGTTACCAAAGATGGCAAAATAGAAATAACTGAAAAAGTAGAAACTAACTTTGGTGAAAGACAAACTAAAGGTGAGTTTAATACTGACATTGTAGAAGTTACTGCAAGAAAAGCTGAATTAGCTAAAAACGATAACTTAGGTAAAGCACCAGAAAAAATAGCTGAAGACATTAGACTTATATCTAAAACAGAAACAGTTATACAATCTAAAGAAACAATTGGTACGCCAGATGTATTTGTAAATCTAAAAGCAATGCCTGAAGTTGCTGCATCTATTAAAGGAAATCTTAGTAAGCCAAGTGTTAAGATGGAAAACACTAGCGCAGTTATTGCAGAAAATTTTAAAGTAGTACGAAAACAAGATGCTATTAGTAGGGTGCAAGAGGTGTTTCACGTAACACGTGATGGGCCATCTACACGTAAAGTAGATAGTATTGTTTACCGTACAAACAAAGGTCAAAACATTGCATTTCCTAGAAGTGTTGTAGAAAGTTTAGCAACATACAAATACACTACAAAAGATGGAAAAATAGAAACAGGTAACACAAAGTTTGGTGTTATTGATGATGTATTAGTTGTACTAGAAAAAGATTTACAGTTTTACAAAGGTCAAATAATAGCAGCCGTTAGAGGTGAAAAGATTAATGGACAGTTAGATCATCAAGCTAACAGTTATTACAATACACACATTGCTAAAAAAGACCGTGTATTTCCTGACACAGAAACAAAATTTCGTACAGATGAACGTGTAGAAAGCAGTAAAGGTGATGACACTTGGGGTGTACCTAATGAGCCACCACCAGAAATGCCAATTAACGCATCATACAAAAAACTATATAACCAATCTAAAGGCCTAGATACCTTTGATCTTGTTGAATTAGTAGAAGTGCTAATTAACAGAACGCCTATTGTAGAGCGTATGAACAAAGCAGGTTTGCGTGGTTACTTTCAATTTGGAAAAGTTAAAGATGGCATTCCACAAAAAATGTCAAAAGAAGAATTAAAAGTAGTTGTTAATCGTGCATTACAAGAAAACCCTAAAGATTTTACAATGACATTAGCCCATGAAATAGGGCATTTAATTGATTACCTACCTGCAGAAACTATGAGCAAAGGTAATATTCTAGGTTCACTAGCTGCACTTAAAGGCTACATGAACAAATGGATTGATGGCAAAGCAGATGGCGCACAAATATTAAGTAAAGCAGAAATAGCTAAACTTAAAAAAGAAGCTGAAGTAGAAGCTGCTAAAAAAGAACCTAAAGTAGACAAAGAAATTACAGAAGATTTACAGATCACACCTGAAAAAATATTAGATATATTCCGTGTGCCTGACATTAAAAATAAAATTAACAAAGAGTTTTATGAAGCATTTGTCAAAATGGATGGCAAACTTAAAAAACTTATAACTAAAAGTGCAATGCGTGGAATGATTGACCCACACATTAAATCATTAGTTGATAGAATAAATGGCAAAAAACCTAAGACTGAAGCTGAAGCTAAAATGTCTGAAGAAGCTGCTGAAATATTTAAACGTAAATTTGAAACAGAAATTAGAAATAGAGGGTTAGTAAGTAGACAAGAAATAACTGCAGAATTGCAGGCGTTATCTGCATTGTGGAAACCATTTAACAGACAAGCAGATGCTAAATACACTGCATACAGAGATAATCCACGTGAGTTAATGGCTGATTTTATGATGGCTTATTTATTACGCCCACAATGGACAATGTTAAATGCGCCTAAATCATGGCAAATGTTTAACTACCATATGTACAAACGGCCTGAAGTAAAAGCCCAGTACGAAAAAGTACAGAATGAGATTAACGCAGGTTCAGATGCACGTTATTCATCTATGGTAAACCGTATATCTAATAAATTTGTAGACAGTAAAATACAAATATATGACGGCATGGAAAACGCATGGAAACCTAATCAGTTTGATGCAATTAAAATAGATGTCATAGATACAATGTCATGGTTTTACAGACGTTTTGGCGGTCAAAATGGTATGTGGGGTAAGAACAAAGAAGGCCAAAGCCGTTGGATGGACAAAGAAACTATGAACCTGAATGCTAGACAAGAAAATTACAGGTACAGACATGCAGGCATGCAACGATATACAGAAACAGTAGATGCACAAGTTATTAGACCAATAGAAGCAGCAGGCTACAATTCAAGCATGCTATCTACAATGCTCTTGTTAAGAAACCTTGCTGTATCACAACAACGTATGGGTAAAGCAAACCCTATGGGTCTATGGGCGCAAATAAAAGCTATGGGCAAAGAAGGTGAAGCTATTGCAAATGAGTTTGTAGGTGAACGTACACCACTAGAAGCATATCAATGGTTTGCTAAAGAGCATCCAATGCTTGATCAAGCAGCTACTAAATTTTATGAGTTACGTAAAAAATATGTACATCCGTTAATTATTGAAAGTAAAGCATTTGATAAAGCAACATTAGAAGCTATTTTAAATAACGAAACATACATTAATTTTAACGTGTTGAAATATGCACTTGAAAGATTAGACAGATCAGGTGGTAACAACATTTCATCTGCATCATTTAGCAAAGCTACTGAAGGTACATTAGCTGATATAGTAGACCCATTATTATCTACACTGCAAAAAGACATGTTAATTATGTCTGAATTAAAACGTAATCGTATGATTCACGATTCTATTCTTTGGATGCAAAAAAACAAGGATTGGATAGAAACATTTGATGAAGGCCGTATGGTTAAAGCAGGCTATGTTAAATTTGGTACATGGAAAGATAAAGTTGTAGAAAAAGCTAAATACATTGACAAAGGTAAAGTAGAACCACCACCTGCAGGTATGGAAACTATAGCCTTTATGCTTAACGGTAAATACCGATATTATCATGTTAACAAACATGCAGCGCAAGCATTTAAAAGAAATCCACATGAATTTGTAAGAGTAATGACATATGCTGCATCTGCTAATAATTTTTTTAGAACAATATTTACTGAATACAATCCGTATTTCTGGGCTAAAAACCATTTTAGAGATACAGGAAGGTCTGTAAGAAATTTACCTAACGCTAGATATTTTGATTTAGTAGGAGGTGGCAAACACTCAATTGTTAAATACTGGTTTAAATCTTTAAAGCCTACATGGAAATCTATTATGGGCGATAGAAAAGGAACAGAATTAACTAATTGGATGGAAAACCAAGGTTTCCTTATATCGCAAATGGAAGGTTATAGAGGTAAAGCAGGTGAAGCTGCACTAGCTAAAATGTTTGAAAAAGGCACATTAACGCCTGATCAATTTGTTGTAGAAAAAATGTTACAACGTATGTCACCTAAAGAATATTCATCATTGTATGACAAAACGATGGGTAGGTTTTTTCAAGCAATTAGTGATTTTGCTAAGTTTCAAGAAAGATCGCATAAAGTTGCAGGCACAATGTATTTAAAAGATATGGTTGAGCGTGGTGAAATTAGTATGTCTACGCAAGAAATGATGCTTAAAATACAAGCAGACGTTGGTTCACCTAGTTTTTTACGTACGGCTAAGTACCATCAAGTAACTAATAATATAATGATTTTTTCTAATGCTATGAAAGAAGGTATTAGAGGTGACTATGCTAGACTAAGAGAAGACCCATTATCAGTAACTACTAAGTTTATGGCCTACAATGTAGCACCTAAATTAGTACAAAAAGCTATGAAATACGGTTTATTTGGTACAGCATTGGCTACGTTCTATGCAGGTGTAAATAAATACGATGAACAAAATTATATTATTATTCCATTAGGTTATACTAAATCAGGTAAGCCTATTTATTTCCGTATACCACAAGATGAATCTGCAAGAGTTATGAATGGATTTATTGGTTTGACTGCAGAAATGGTATTAGGTGATGGTGAGATTGGAATGCAAAACTTTATGCAAGCATTAGAAAGTGATGTAATGCCAAGTCTAAATCCTGTTATTCCATTAATTGCAGACAGTATTGAGTTTTTAAGCGGTGGTAATCCAATAGATAAATTTAGAGGCCAGTACGCATTAGATGATGATGTATGGAAAGCACAGAATATTAAGACACAAACAGAAGCATTGAAGTATATGTGGAACACCTATGGAGGGTCTAGTATTTATAGGCTTAGATCAGATGACCCAACAGAAATTGTAGATGAATTAGAAGAAATATTAAAAATACCACTAGCAGGACAACTAGCTAATGTTTTTATAAAAGTAGGTGAGCATCCTGTTAAAATGGATATATTTAAAGATTTCAAATTGTTAGATAGACAAAACAGTAGAGAAAGCCTAATATTTAAAGATGCAATGAAAAAGATCATTAGCCAAGATGATACTCCATTAACTGCAGATGAAATTAAAGTTATTGCAAAACGTAGCGATTATATTAAAAACAACACTATGTTGCGTGACGCATTAGGTAAAGCAACAGGTGGTACAGATTTATTGCAAATGTTAATAAGTGAGGACGATATAAAAAAGAAAGCACTAATAATTAAAAACATACAGAATTTTGCACAAGAGAATCCTGCAGATTTTCCACTGTTGTTTCAGGCAGAATAATGGTATGATAGGAGTAGAACATGACTATATCTAGTACAACAATTAAGAACAGTTATAGCGCAAACGGCTCACAAACAGTATTTGCTTATTCATTTAAGATACTAAATCAAGCCGATATAGACGTTATCATACGTGCGTCTACTGGTACGGAAACTGTTAAATCTCTTACTACTCATTATTCAGTTAGTGGTGTAGGTTCTGCATCTGGTGGAAATATCACATTTGGAACAGCACCTTTAAATACGGAAACTGTTGTATTGCGTAGAGCAACAACACAAACACAAACAGTTGATTTAGTAGAAAACGACCCATTTACAGCAGAAACAGTAGAAGGTGCATTTGACCGATCTATTATGATTGCGCAAGAAACGCAGGAAGAAGTAGACCGTTCTTTAAAATTATCACGTACTAACTCAATGACATCTACTGAATTTACAGTAGACGCTGCAACAAGAGCAAATAAGATTTTAGGTTTTGATACTAGCGGTGAATTATCTGTCACAAGTGAATTAGGAAGTTTTAAAGGAAATTGGTCAGCCAGTACAGTTTACGGTGCTAGAGATATAGTAAAAGATACAAGTACAAATAATATTTTTATAGCCAACACAGGTCATACATCATCAGGTTCAACACCATTAACTACAAACACAGATAGTGCTAAATGGGATTTATTAGTAGACGCAGCATCAGCAACAACATCACAAAATGCAGCAGCCGCATCTGCAACGGCAGCAGCAAGTTCTGCTACAGCAGCTTCAGGTTCAGCTACAACAGCAACAACTAAAGAAGGTTTAGCATCTACATCAGCAACTAATGCAGCTACATCTGAAACTAATGCAGGTAATTCTGCAACAGCAGCAGCATCAAGCGCAACGGCAGCAGCAGGAAGTGCTAGTGCAGCAGCAGCAACATTTGATTTATTTGATGATGCGTACCTAGGAGCAAAGTCAAGCAATCCTTCAGTAGACAATGACGGTGACGCACTGGCAGATGGTGCATTGTATTTTGATACTGCTAACGATGTAATGAAAGTTTATGATCTTGCATCTACAACTTGGTTACAATTAACACCAACTGTTTCAAATCAAAACAACATAAACACAGTTGCAGGAATTTCAGCAGCAATATCTGCAGTTAATTCAAACGCAACTAATATAAATGCAGTAAATGCAAACAGTACCAACATTAACACAGTAGCAACTAATAATACTAATGTGACCAATGTGGGTTCAAATATAGCTTCAGTTAACACAGCAGCAGCAAATTTAACATCTATTAACAGTTTTGCTAATACATATTTAGGAGCAAGTAGTTCAGCACCAACAGCAGACCCAGACGGTAGCGCACTAGATGTGGGTGATCTTTATTTTGATACGACAGCTAACGTAATGAAAGTATACTCATCTGGTGGGTGGGTTACGGCTGCGTCCGCAGTTAACGGAACAAGTAACAGGTTTCACTACAGCATATCATCTAGCACAACAACTGTAACAGGCGCGGATGATAATTCAAAAACATTGGCATACGATGCGGGATTTGTAGATGTGTACCTAAACGGCGTGCGTCTAACTGAAGGGGATATTACAACGACTTCAGGTTCAAGCATAGTTTTTGCTAGTGCAATTGGCGTATCAGGTACAGATGAAGTAGATGTTGTAGCTTATGGTACATTTCAATTAAGTAATTTTAGTATTACAGCAGCTAATGATACCCCTGCATCTTTGGGTACGGCAGGACAAGCACTAATTGTTAACCCTGCAGCTAACGCTTTAATCTTTGCAAATGCTTCATCTGCAGAAGTTTATGGATTTAATAAAACATATACAGCACAAACACTGTACAGAACAGTAACAGTAGCAGGCGGTAAGTTTGTAATAGATGGTGTATCGCAAGACACTTTGGAATTATATGAAGGTAATACTTACAGATTTGATGTATCAGATAGTTCTACGTCTTCACACCCATTTAGATTTGCTACAGCAGCAGATGCAGCAGGTTCTACAGAATACACAACAAATGTAACAACTAGCGGTTCACAAGGTTCAGCAGGTGCATACGTGCAGATAGTAGTAGCAACTGGCGCACCAACATTATACTATTATTGCAGTAGTCATTCTGGTATGGGCGGAACAGCTAATACAACATCACCTGCATTAAATACATTAATAGTTACCACAACAGATGGTGGTGATGATAATATAACAAGTGCTACATATGCAGGATTTGATGATGTAATCTATGCTGCTACAGGACACGCATTTTCTATTGATAGTAATGGGGATTTAATTGATACAATATAATATTGATATAATTAACAAAATAAGGTAAAAAAACTATAATACAAAGGAGTTAAAAATATGGCCACAGTAACATTAGGTTCTATAAAATTTAATTGGAAAGGTGCTTATAACAGTAGCACAGCCTATGCTGTGGATGATGTAGTATCTTCAGGCGGAAATTCTTACGTTTGTATTCAAGCACACACAAATCAAGCAGTAGGCAACGCAACAGCTTACTGGAATATAATGAGTTCAAAAGGAACTGACGCAGACTTACTAAACATTTCAAGTACAGCACAAGGTGACATTTACTACAACAGTGGTAGTGCAATTGCTAGACTTGGTGCAGGAACTTCTGGTCAAGTTTTACAAACTGGTGGTACTGGTGCTAATCCTAGTTGGGTAGATAGTTCTGGTGGAATACTTCAAGTTATACAGTCACTTAAAACAAACACACAAAGTTTTAGTGGTTTAAGTACAACTTTTTCAGATATAACTGGCTTGTCAGTTACAATAACACCTGCAAGTTCTTCAAGTAAGTTTTTAATAATGAGTTCTGTTTATGTTGGAAACCAAGGTAACCCTTCTCAATCAAGAATTATGAGAGGTACTACACCGATATTTATTGGAGATGCGGCTAGTAGCAGAAAACAAGCATCAACACAATATCATAGTGCGGCAGATAATTTAGAAGGACAACATCACTCATACAGTTTTTTAGATAGCCCTGCGACCAGTTCAGCCATCACATACAAGCCACAGCTTTCTATTGGTGGTTCTGCAACGCATTATGTAAATAGAGTTTCAAGAGATAATGATGCGGCGGCAGAAGATGCTCGTATGGCATCAAGTTTTATAGTAATGGAAGTAGGAGTATAATATGACAGATATAGTAACAGCAATCAGAAACATTAATCCTAATGCAGAAGTAACTTGTATTGATGAGGATTATAACCAAATAGAATGGTTAAATGGTACATCAGTAATTTCTAAATCAGATATTGAAACTAAAATAGCTGAATTAAAAACTGCTGAAGCTAACGCAATAACAGCTAAAGCAGATTTAAAAGCTAGTGCTAAAGCAAAGTTAATTGCAGGAGAAGCATTAACAGAAGATGAAGCTAACACGATAGTTTTATAGAGGGGTGATCTAAATGACTAAAGCCCGTGACATAGCAGATTTTAAATTTGAAAACATAGTTGATACTGGTACAGAGGGTACTAAAGTAGCTGCAGGTACTACAGCACAACGAGGTTCTACTACAGGTCAATGGCGATACAATTCTACTACAGGATTTTTTGAGGGAAAAAGTGCTACTACAGTTTTAACTTTAGAACCTACACCAACAGTTACAAGTGTTGATGATACAGAAGTTGATAGTGCAGGTGGTGGAAATCAAACAATAGTAATTACAGGAACAAATTTTACTTCTGGTGCTACAGCATCTTTTGTTGGTTCATCAGCATCATTTGATGCTTCAACAACAACAGTAAATAGTGCTACACAAATAACAGCAATAGCACCTAAAGCAAGTTTTTTAAACGCACAAGAACCTTATAAAGTTAAAGTTACTTCTGCAAGTGGATTAGCAGGAACATCAACAACAGGATTAATTAATGTAGATAATGCACCTACTTGGACAACAAACGCAGGAAGTTTAGGTTCAATAGTAGAAGATGCTACAGGAAATCATTTTACAGTAGCAGCATCAGATGCAGAAGGTGATACACTTGCTTATACTTTACAATCTGGTTCATTAGGAGGATTATCTTTAAATAGTTCTAGTGGCGTTATATCTGGTGACCCAACAGATGTTAGTTCAGATACAACAAACAGTTTTACGTTAAGAGCAACAGCAGGAAGTAAAACTGCTGATAGAGCATTTTCTTATATAACTACAAACAAAGTTTTTGATGGTTCAACTCAAGCATTAGCGGCTACAAATGCAGAAACTATTAGAACATTAACAAGTGCAACTTCAAGTGATGATGGTGTTTATTGGATTAAACCAACAGGTCGTACAGCAATTCAAGTTTATTGTGAGTTTAATTCTTTTGGTGGTTGGATGTTGTTTTGTCAAAGTGATGGTAGTGGAAGCCCAGTACCTACTACAACAGGTGCGTCTGGAACTATAACTACACTATTAGGTGGTACTAAAGGTAAGCATAATGATGCCGACTTTAATGCTATTACTTGGACTCATTGTTGGCATGGAATGACAGACAACGATAGTGATGGAACTGGTAGTGGAAGTGGTAATAATACTATGGACAGACATAGACAAAACTTTACTACATCTGGCAATAAATTTACAATCAACTGGACTTCTTCTGGCAATAGTGCTTTGACAAGTGGAAATACAGATAATGGAAGAAATCAAATTTGGTCTTATAAAGGAATAGGTGGGTCTAGTGGTTCATCATTAACTAGTTCATCAAGACAACCTTCTTCAACAATTATTAATAATAATGGTTCTACTGATTATACAATTAATAACACCAATTCATATTATATTGGTTCGCATGATGGTGGGATAGGTGGTTCTTGGATACACAGTTCAGATGGTAGTAATGGTAATATGAATGATGGTTTTGGTTCAGATTATAACAATGTACCTTGGACAAGTAGATATGGTTATTGGTTCTTTAAATAATGCCTAGAAAAAAGATAACATGGATATGATGGTTTGGAATATATTGTTGACAGTAACCCTTGCATTAGGAGGGTGGATTGCATCCAACATGTACAGAGAACAACAAAGAATTTCTATATTATTAAACAGAACACGTGAAGAAGTAGCAAAGGAATACGTTACTAAAACAGAATTACATCACGATATGAATAGAATAATAGATAGACTTGATCATTTAGATGGAAAGATAGACAAGTTTCTTGAAGGGATTAAGAAGTGAATGGATACTCCAAGTTTGCATTATTCTTATTCTCAGTTATTTTAGGTGGGTTTTTAGCAGTTGGCACAAACGCATTAGCAGAAACTAACACTGTAAGCAGCACTGTAACAGGTACAACTACAGTAGATAAAACACCCCCTACAGCATCAGCACCCTCTATAGTTATTAACAATCAAGACGTATGTACAACAGGTACATCGGTTGCCGTACAAACGCAGATACTTGGTTTTGCTACAGGCCAAACAATTACAGATGACAATTGTGAAAGACTAAAACTTGCACGATCATTGTATGGTATGGGTATGAAAGTGGCTGCTGTGTCTGTGTTATGCCAAGACGAAAGAGTATGGGATGGCATGTGGATGGCAGGAACACCGTGTCCATTTTTAGGCAGCATAGGTAAAGACGCAAAACAACAGTGGGAAACTAATCAAAATATGATACCTGAAGGCACTGATATGATACAAATGATGCCTGTTAAAAAAGAAGATACTAAGGAAAAAAAAACGATAAAAAAAGGTGGGGGGGTAGATGAAAAAACTGGGCTATCTATATTTAGTGGTCTTGCTGTTCTGTTATTCTTACTCTAACGCATACGAACCGCAATATCAAATAGGTGCAACTGGCCCTAACGGTGGTACTGTTACATCTGTTACTGTAGTGCCTACGTTAGTAGATACACAATCAGAAATGGTTGGTGATTATTTAGAATTTACTTACACATATGAATACGAAGAAACTGTACAAGAAACAGTACAACAAACAACAACTACAACAGCTATTGTTATTACAGAAAAAACAGATCAATTAATTAATACAGGTACAGTAACCAATACAAATATATCTACCAATTGTTCTTGGGCTAGTGGTACAGACTTTTGTACTGCAGGTGAGAATGTAGGCGGTGGTAGTAAAACTTATACTTTTGATGTGTCAGACTACACTAATAAAAAAGAATTAGACTATGGCAGCAGCGTAACATCACATGTTTCTAATGCCAATGTACCCTTGTGTTCAGCTACTAATAATGATTGTAAAGATGAATTTAAGTTAACTGTAAAACTACTTGATAATGGTGTAGTATCACAAACGTATACACATAACTATGCAAGTATGAATTGGACAGGAACACAGAATTATACTTTTAATCAAGACGTATCAGCATTAAGTTTTGATACTGCGCAGCTTGAATTATATGGTATGGACGCAGGGTATTACAGTGGATACTTTGGCCCTGCATTTAGCAACACATATTTTAATTTAACATACGATCATTTAACAACAGTTATTAATACAATAATTAATAATGTTACAATGACATCAATATTAAATACGCAAGAGTATGCGTATGACTCTGAATATATCCCACCCCCACCACCTATAGAAGTTGATTATACAGATTACACTGTAGATGCAGGTGTAACGTTTGAAATGGAATTAGATACATTTGATGGTGGCATGGCAACGTTTGAGGTAGAAATTACAGATGCAGGTATGGGTGAATTTGATATAGCAATTAATGAAGTAGAAGCTGTTGAAACTATTGAAGTAGCACAGGCAGATGTAGAACAAGAACCTGCAACAGAGCCAGAGCAAACAGAAACAGTTGAGCCAGAAGCGGAGGCAGAAACTAATGAACCAGAACCAGATGTTCAGGAAGATCAATCCAGTAAATCTAGCGAAGAAGCTACAACTGAAGACGGGGGAAACGATACAGAAACCCCCAAGAAAGAATCTAAGCCCAGTGATAAAAAGAAATCAAATAGTAGAAGTACAGCTATTGCTTACTCAACAATACTTGAAACTACGAGAATGATTGTAATGCAGCAATCACAAGCAGTTAAATCATTTGATACTTATACTCAAGTATCATTACCAACAATAGAATTCTATCCTGTCTATGAGATTAAAGGTGGTGAGAACTACGACAATCCATATGGCATGTGGTGGATGGGTGCATCAGATTTACTAATGAATGATATGGTGGAAATGCAATGGCAGAACTAGATGTAGGTGGCGTTAAAGTCAAAGGAGGCAAAGGTCTTGGTTTACTAATGGCTGCAGCTACTTTGATAGGTGCGCTGTATGGTGGCTTTGAAGTGTATAAGGACTATACAGACATGAAAGAAAAGCTATCTAACCTTGATATTGGTGCAATTGAGGCTAAAAATGCTGTGCTTGAAACTAAATTAGAGGAGGCAATAGACTATGTTCAAGATATTAAAGATGATCTACGGTCAGATGTTATCGCTGTTGAAAAGGCTTTGGGTGATGTTGAGCAACGTATTCGCTTGGTTGAAGGCGAAAATCGTACAAGCATACAAGAAGCTAAAAAATGGTTTGATGAGCGTACTGCCAAAGTAGATGAAAAACTAAACGCATTGGAAGAAAGACTTAATAAAAGGCTACGTGATGCGTTACAAAACCCATTGTTAAAAGATATGAGCAAATGAGTAAGAAACTAGAAAAGGGTAGTGTGTACGAAAAACTTGATACAAACGGTGATGGCATAGTGTCAGACAAAGAGTTTGATATGAAACAAAAGTTAGTGCTGCTTGAAAACGAAGACAAGAAACAAGATCAACAACGTTACTTAGTTTGGTTTTCTGCACTATCGGTTACTGTATTTATTATTGTATTAATGACACCAATTATTCCTATGGAAAGAATAGATCATTTGTCAGGCATTGCTGAAATATGGGTACTGTCTAACATGGGAGTGATTGGTTCATTCATAGGTTTTAATCAAATAAATAAAAGGAGGGCATCACATGATGAATCTACTAGGTAGTTTAGTTGGGCCAGTTACAGGTCTGCTAGATAAGTTTATTGAAGACAAGGATACGAAGAACAAGTTAGCCCATGAGATTGCTACTATGGCAGAGAAGCAAGCGCATGAAGCTGCAATGGCACAAGTGTCTGTCAATCAAGCAGAAGCAAAACATAGAAGTTTGTTTGTTGCAGGTTGGAGGCCATTTGTAGGTTGGATTTGCGCTGTTGCATTATTGTACCATTTTGTACTTAATCCAATTATTTTATTTGGTGCAGGGTGGGCAAACGTTGAGATACCAGAGTTGCCTGCATTTGATATGGATAGTCTAATGACTGTCTTGTTAGGTATGCTTGGACTTGGTGGCTTACGTTCATATGAAAAAAGCAAAGGATTAACTAAATGACATTTAAATTATCAGAACGATCATTAACTAAACTAGAACCCGTAAAGCCAGAATTATTTGATGTAGTTATGGAAGCTATTGAAATAACTAAAGTAGACTTTGGTGTAATTTGTGGCCTTAGAACAGAGGATGAACAAAAAAAACTGGTAGCTAGTGGTGCTAGTCAGACTATGAAATCAAAACATTTGACAGGTGATGCTGTAGATTTAATGGCATACATTGGGTCAAGAGGTACATGGGAACTTAACATGTATGATGATGTGGCAGAAGCAATGCGTGAAGCTGCCCAAAACCAAGGAGTTAGAATTAGATGGGGTGCTGCATGGACAGTGCCAGATATTGCTGATTGGAATTTATCTATGGAGGATGCAATGAATTCTTACATTGATGAGCGAAGGGCTGAAAAGCGTAGACCATTTATTGATGCTCCACATTTTGAATTGAATTAACATATGAGCAAAAGAATTGCTGCGTGGATTATTTTGTTTGTGCTTTTTTGGTTGCTGTTACAAGCAGTAGTTGGTTGCACATATAGATTTTAACGCCACATACATCCAATAAAGTGACCGCTACCATCGTTCATTATATGAGCATTGATAGGGTAGTCTGCATACGTTGTTAATTTTAAACGTAGCACATCGCATAGGTCTGCAAAATCAAATTCTTTTACAAGCTGCATAGACTCTATCATTTCTTTTGTAAGAGGTACTAACTGATACAAGTTATCTGACAATATTATTAAATCCATTACTTAGGTAAGATACTTTTTATCTTTTCAAGATACACAATTAAATCCCATGCTTCTTCCTGTGCATCATCTATCCAACTATGTAATGATTTTTTAGCATCCGCCATTGTGCCACCATAACTATCAATGCCTGCGTTAGAACGATCATTGGCACGTTTAATTATGGCAGCTACAATAGGGTCTTTGGTTAATTTAAATGTCATTAAAAGGCCACATTATTCCAATGACTACAGAATTTATTAACACTGCAGTAGTGGGCGCAACGTGTATCTTCACCTTTACGTAACACAATGTTACAACCTTTGCCTTCTTTCATACTGTTCTTAGACATATAATCCAAGGCTTCTTGTCTTGTAGGTAGTAATCGTACAGCAGATTTACGTCCATCCTTCATCACAGCATATTGATCTTCTTTATGCCAACGTTCTTCAGGTGTACATATAGGTGGTTCTGCCATTTTCTGTGCTGCTTGATGCAATTGTATACGTTCACTAATATAAACGTCTTGCACTTCAGGTGACCAACGTTCAATTGGTATAACAACTGCTTGATGTTTAGGATAGTTAACAGATGTTAATGCTTTCATCTTAGACCAATCACGTAAGATAGCTACAATGGCTAAAGACTTAACTTTGATACCATCATTTTCTTTAACCAATGAGTTACGTACAAGCCAATCAAGTATATTTAGCTGTGCTTCCCATTCTGCTTTACCCTTTAATGCTGCATCCATGGCTGACCATGCAGATGTAGTCTTAAAATCAAGCAATTCACCATCACGTGATAGATAATCAAACGTACCAGATAGTTGCCATCCGTGTGTCTTACTGTTCTTCACGAATATTCTACGCTCTGTAAGGTCTTCAGTGCCTTCTGCAGCACGTTCTATGACATGATGGGTAGATTGACCCAACAAAGACCAGATACGGTCTGATACGTCTTCTTCTAGGCTCTCATAGTGCCTTTTAGTTAACGCTGTAATGCGTGGTGGTTGCAACAGCCGTGTTGCAGAAATGTCACTGCCACCAGAATCATACGGGTCATTAGTTACTGCGCGTTGTATTGCCGCAGGTAAATTAGCATTGTTAGTTATTTTCATAGCAACCCCCTAAAATGGTACAGTTTCATCATCAGACAAATCGGGCATTGGCTCACCATTATGCTCATCACCAAGGTCTTGTGTGTCTGCTAATTCTTTTGATCTAAGAATGATGTTACGTATACCATCCGCAAGTTTGTTAAACTCCTCACGGTTACCCTTTTGGTATTCATCAACTGAAAACACTACAGCTTCGTGAAACTGCTCTGCTAATGATGCTTGATCATCTTTAGGCAATGGCATGATAGATGTAACACGCGGTCTACCATTCTTACCTTCCATTACATTAATGAAACATGGAACACCACATAGCTTTGATATATCAAAACCCTTTTTTTCCATTTCAGTAAATGGACGGCCACGCCATGCTGACAAGTCTTGTCCCAATGTAGCTTTTTCATGCAGCGATAGTGTATAAAACTTGCTGATAGTTAAAGGTTCACCATTGTTATTAGACTCAGATGGTACTTCCCAGATAATCATACATTGACGTTTCCAAGTTATCTGCCCATCATAGTTGTTTTCTTGTGTGCCTAGATCAATTACCTTTACACATCTAGCCTTGTGTACTCCTGTACTTACTTCAGGATATTTGGACTCATTGTCCACTGTCTTCGCAATAATACTCATGTCTACTCCTTTTTTAATATTTACTATTGGAGTGTCTATTATATTAACTTAGGTTACTAAAGTCAAGCATCATGTTGACATTTGTTAATATTATAAGTATTATGTACTTAGATCAATAAAGGATTGTTATTATGAATTCATTATATGAACTTGCTAAAGAACGCAAGAAAGAGGTGGTAACTAAATATGGTGGTAGAAATCTATCACGTATGTTGAATATTAGCCACCCTGCTGTATCTAAATGGCAAGTTATACCCCCTTTGCGTGCTTATCAAATAGCAGATATAGGTGATTTTGATTTGGATTATTTACGTCCCGATCTAAAACACGCAGACGAAATTGCTCCGTTGCCGCAGGGAGTAGGTCACTAATCTTAGGCTAAAAATACTGGTGGCACGGGAGGTACGGCTTTTCTCATTGTTGCCTGCCTCCCTTTTTATTACCCAATAAATATGGCAATGCTATGGCAATGCTATTACTTTGCTACCGTTTTGCTAATGGCAAATTAATCCCCTTCATCTTCACCTTCACCTTCAACTGCACCTACAACTTCAACCAAGATAGGTAGCAGCCCTTACACATATTTTGCAAATGGTATTGACATAGGTTAACATGGATAGTATATTATTAACTTAACAGAAATTAACAGGTAACAATGAGAAAAAAATCTACAGACGAACAATCACCTGCGTTTCAGTTTTACGCTAATGATTGGATAAGCGAACCAAGCCGTATGAAAATGTCCCTTGAAGAACAAGGTGCGTACATTCTTTTGTACTGTCATTGTTGGCGTGGTTTTAGAATACCAAATGATTATGAAATTATGTCTAAGATGTGCAATTGCACTATAGATAAAATTAAAAAGATGTGGCCTGCCATGAAACATATGTTTTTTGAGCAGAATGATAAGCAAGGTAGTTTTTTAATATGTTTGCAAGCTGAAGAAGAAAGAAAAGAACAAGCGTTGAACCGTAAAAAACGCCAAGTTGCGGGTAAAAAAGGTGCAGACAAACGATGGGGGAGCAAGGATGAAGTACAATCCAAATAGTCACCATGGAATATTTATGCAAGCCTTTGGTACACATCACAGTTTTCAAACGTTTTGTGATAAAGGTAAAAATCGTAAGATCATAAGACAGTTACACGGCACGTTGGAAGAACACATTGATGAATTATGGTCACTTAATAAACAGGGTGCAGGTGTATTTTTTACTGTAAATCAGACAGATTTGACAGGCAGAACAACTAAAAATATTACAAAAGTTAGGGCTGTGTTTATTGATTTAGATGGCACACCGTTGCCTGATAAGTTTGATCTTAAACCTAATTTTATATTAAGCACATCACCAGAAAAATATCATTGTTACTGGTTAGTCAATGACATGCCATTAGAATCATTTACTTTGTATCAACAAGCGTTAGCTGCAAAGTTTAATTCAGACCCAGTTGTAAAAGATTTGCCAAGAGTTATGCGAGTTGCAGGGTTTTATCATAACAAAAGTAAACCATATCCAATTAAAGTTATTGGTGCGCAAGGCATAGACACACCGTACACCATGGCTGAGATAAAGCATGGTCTTGATCTTAAAAGGCCAGAACAAGAAATGTTTAAATCAGATTACACACCATCTATGTATCAAGGTAAATACACAGGCACACTTAGATATGGTGTTGGCAGAGGTGATAGACATGCAGCATTGGTTAAGATGTTAATTGCTATCAGAAAACGTGGCGAGTCAGAAGACTATGCAAGAGAAGAAGCACTAAAATTTGCTAACGCTTGCAATCCACCAGAAAATCACAATGAAGTTTTGTTTCAAGTAAAAGACATTTGGAGTAGATATGCACCTTAGAGATTACCAAGAACTAGCATTACAAAAACTGCGTGACTCAATGCGTGCAGGCAATAAAAAACTATTGCTTGTTGCTCCAACGGGTAGCGGTAAGACAGTAATAGCAGGCGCAATGATCAAAGCTGCTGTAGATAAAAGCAATAATTGTTTGTTTGTGGCACATAGACGTGAATTAATTGATCAATGTAGCGATAAACTACGCCAGTTTGATGTGAACCATGGCGTAATTATGGCAGGTAGATCGGCTAACATTGGTGCAAGAACACAAGTTGCAAGCATACAAACGTTTACAATTAGAAAAGAAAACAAATTTTTTAACAAACCAAATGCAGACGTTATTATTTTAGATGAAGCACACCGTAGTGTAAGTAAATCATTTAAAGATTTGATTGAAGAATACCCTGAAGCATATGTGATTGGCCTAACTGCAACGCCTGTACGTAATGATGGCAAAGGTTTAGGCGGAATATATGATGATCTAATTGAATGCGGTAGTATACGAAAGTTAACTGAAGAAGGTTATTTAGTACCTAATCGTGTAGTTGCACCAACAATGCCAGACTTAGATGGTCTTAAAATAATGGCAGGTGATTATGAAAAACGTGGTCTTAACAAACGTATGAACACACCTAAGTTAGTTGGTGATTTAGTTACGCATTGGTTACGACATGCTGAAGGCAGGCCAACTGTTGTGTTTGCTACATCAATTGCACACAGTAAATACATATCTAAAATATTTAATGATAACGGCATACCTGCAGGCCATGTTGACGGTGACATGGATGAACTTGAACGTGAACAAGTGCTGCATGATTTACACCATGGCAAAATAAAAGTGTTATCTAATTGCCAAGTATTAACAGAGGGATGGGATGAACCCAAGGTGTCTTGTGTTGTACTTGCAAGGCCTACTAAATCTTACGGCATGTATTTGCAGATGGTTGGAAGGTCTTTGCGTCCGTTTGAAAACAAAAAAGATACATTAATTATTGATCATGCAGGCTGTGTATATGAACACGGGTTTCCTGAAGATGTGCCTGATTGGGAACTAACTGCTGATAAGATTACCAGACAACAAAAGAAAGAACGTAAGGAAATAGATAAACAGCCGTTTACATGCACTAAATGCAATGCCGTTTATCATCCTACCAGAATATTAAGAACTTGCCCTGTGTGTGGTCATGCGCCCACAGAAGCAGACAAAAAAGTATTAATTAAGCAGGGACGTTTGGTTGAGTTACCAAAAGCAGACATCAATGCACAAGACAAACAAGAGTTTTACGCACAGCTTTTATTTCACAGCAAACAAAAAGGCTACAAAGAAGGTTGGGCAAGTTGGACATTTAAAGAAAAGTTTGGGCATTTTCCACACAGTAAACGTGTAATGCCAAAACCTGTGGGCGATGAGGTCAAAGGCTACCTGCGCCACTTGCAAATTAAAAAAGCCAAATCAAATGGGGGTGCTTATGTCAGAGGACGCTAAAGAAGAACAAATACACAAGCTGCGTGAGGTAGGTATAAAACATGCAGCAGCTAAACGTGATCTAACTGTGTTGGAACACAACAGGCAAATCATGCTGTCAAACTTGATGAAAAAGTATATGCTTAAAGGTGAGAAGACAGCAGCAGGACAGGAACGGGAAGCCCGTGCTGATCCAGAATATGCGCAACACATTGAGGCATTGGGCATAGCTGTTGAAGAAGAATTAAAATGGGCATGGGAAAAAAAGATAGTTGATATTAACTTTGAAAAATGGAAAACCAACATGATTAACCAAACCATTGAGCGTAAGAAATATGGCTAAAAAAAAACCTGCAACCGTTGAAGAAAAAAAACACATGTCACGTGTTGCCAATTTGGGCTGCGTTGCCTGCGCACAATTAGGCCATTACGATTCACCTGCTGAGATACACCATATAAAAAACCATACAGGCATGGGCAGGCGGTCTAGTCATTTTGAAGTTATACCGCTTTGTTATTTGCATCACCGTGGGACATATGGCTATCACACAAGCCCTTCAGAGTTTACAGGTAACTATGGAACGCAAACAGAACTGCTTAAAATGGTGATTGATTGGCTTGACTATGAAGATAAAAAAACGGGTCAGATAGAAGCATCCAACCCGTATACAAGGAACAATTTATTCTATGAATAATTATAATCCCTTTGATGTAAGTTTGTAACCATCACCAAACAATTCATGGCCTAGATTGTGTATAACACTAAAACCCATGTCCATGCCGCAACCATTTACACCCATACATTCTGTCTGTTCTTTAAAAGTGTAACCAAGCACGTTGCACATAGCACGCGTTAACCAAATGCTCTGCACCCTGTCTTCACCTTCTTTAAATGTATCTTTGACGTTAAACTTATAGAAAGCAATATGTCTATACATGCCAGAGTTAGAAACACGCTTAACAATGTAGTAAATTGTATCACCCTCATTGATGTGCTTTTGCAAGTATTCATAGCTTTCTGTCTTTTCATGGTAATCACGTTGTTTTTTAGTTGTCATCTTTCTGTTCTCCTATTTTCTTCAATGGTGTGCCAAAGATTGATCACACCCCACATTGCGACTATTGCAGCATCTACCTTGTCATTATCTGCAATCAGATAAATGGATAGCGTCCACAAGCAGCCAGTTAATATAAAACGCAACATCATGGCGTTAATTTTGCATTTTGTTTTTTTACCCAATCATCCAATATGCCGCGTAATCCATCATCAAAACCAATGTGTAATTCCTGCTTATTGTTTAATAGGTAATCAATTGCCTGTTGCTGTTGTGTGGGCGAAAGGCCTTTTAAATGATCTTTCACAACACTTTCAACCCACACCTTACCAACACTAAAAAACGGGTTATCCATTTTTCACTGCTCCTAGTTTTATACTAAGCATTTCAATGACAGCATCATATGTGCTTTGTTTATGTGCGCCCACATTCCATTCTGTCATGTCTTCAACATCCTCACCATGTGCGCCGCAATATGCTTTGCCATTTTTCCAGTTGTACACAGTAAACACACGACCATCGGGAAATTCAAACGCCCATTCAACGTCTATCTTATCCTCTGCACCTGCACGCGGTTGATAACGAAAATGCGGTTCACCAAACGCTTTAACCAAGTCAGCATACGAACGGTCATTGATATGCCCGTGTAAGTGTGTGCCACCTGTGTTGCTACTTTTAACGATGTTTAATAAATCGCTATAATGTTTGTCCTGTATTGCAAACGTAAGGCTTGAAGCTAGTGACTCTGCTTTATCTTGATCACACTCTATTAACTCCTCTGCAAGCCACTGCAATTCACTGCCAGACAAGTTGTCAACTATCTGCCCTGCAATTGTAGCTGCTTGCGCTTTGCCTTCTGCCACTGCCGCCTGCGCGCTGTCATCGTTATGACTATCGTTTTCAATGTCATCCCAATATTGATTTTTTGTTTTACTCATGTTGTTGCTCCTATAGTTTGTTAGCGGTGTACAAACATGCACCACCGCCAAGCATTGATATTAGGCCGTAACCGACCACCATTAACATTGTGGGCAAATCGTTAGCATACTCCATACACTTGCCATCACAATCATTGGCACTGCCTGCGACAGCCATCAGACCGACAGCTAGCGCAATAGTACCAAATACATTTAAAAATGTTTTCATTGTTGTTGCTCCTTTGTTGTTATATTTTCACTACCACAACTGGCACAAACTTCTGTCATTTCACTTAATTCGTACCAACTGTAATTCTTATCACTGTCAAACTCTTTCAACAGTGTGCCTTCAGTGTTTCCACAATCTAAACAATTCATTACATTTCCCCCCAACCTGCGGAACGCAACCACGCATTGTCCGCATCTGTGTTTTCATCTTGAACCCGCAAACGCTCCTGCAAGTCCTTATCGTTTTTACATTTATCACACAGCACACGGTGACCGTAAATTCCAGTGTTACCGCATTTAATTTCAACAGGCTTGTAATCAAAGCCACGTTCAACATATTGCGTTACTAAATTATCACACATAATATTACTCCTTTTATTAACATAGGTTAATGTTAACATCATTTAAGAATATACGCAAGAATTAATTTACCTTTATATATTGCACTTAAACTACTTTAGGTTATAATAAGTAACATGAGCGCAAAAACGTTGACAGATAAGCAAAAAGCATTCGTTGACTACTTTAGTCAGTTAGGCAATGCAACACATGCTGCAATCAAGGCGGGCTACTCAAAAGCCACAGCCGAACAACAGGGCTACGAGTTAAAACGTAAGCTAGTTAATGAGATTGATTTAGCTACACGGGCTGCATTAGGCGGCGCTGTACCTATGGCCGTTGAGAAACTACAAAGCCTGATCACAGACGACAAGGTAGCGGCATCAGTCAAGTTAGGCGCAATTAATAGCATCCTTGACCGTACAGGCTACCAGACAGTCCACAAGGTAGAAGACGTGACCAAGCAACGTACAGACGAAGAACTACAAACAGAACTAGAACATCTGCTGCAATCTATCGGCGGGTCTAGTACAAAGATAACAGAGCATTAGCACAGTATACTGCTCATTACTCCTATACCTATATAGGGGAAGACACATCGGCTAGCCTTGCCATACCTCCCAGAAAAAAGGTTCATCGCACACACACACGCGCATTTCACGGCTACGGCCTCACATCCCTGCGGTCTTGTAAAGGTACGCCTAGCAAAAGCCTTCGCATGTCACATATACACACAGGGGGAAACACATTTACCACAGCGCGCCTGCCCAAACGCACCCCCCACCCCCCAAAGTGCCTCCGCTTGTTATATACAATGCTTTCATCCGCACAGTGTAGGGCATATTTAGATATTAACCTAAGTTAACAGCTATTACATGGGAGTTGCGTTAAGTTAATGTTATGTGTATGATGCTAATATGGGCGATAAAGCATGGAAACAACGAGAACGGAACGTGGCCAAATTTTTTGGGGGGGTTCGTACACCACTATCAGGTGGCAACGGTAAAATAACCCGTGCAGATGTTATACATGAAAGCCTATTTATTGAATGTAAACTACGTGCCAAACACACAGCAA